ATCAGCTCGAGAACTCCATCAAGATCCCCGGCAGACATGAAGACGTGAACGAACTTCCTGCGGGGAGACTGAGCGATCTCAGTGATGACGATCGCCCTGTCATTGTGGAAGGCCTGCATCTCCCCTTTTTGAAGGGCTTCGATGATGTCTTCCAGAGCATGCGTGTCTGCGGCGAGCCGCAGAGCCTTCTGCATCCGGTTAAGGAGGCGATCCCTGTTGACCAAGTGGCACCGCCGTTGTCGTCAAGTTACCGCTGTTATCTACCTCAACCTTATAGACTGAACCGTTAGGAGATTGAAGTAGGACTGATGCGACCGCCTGATCTCTCAACACAGCTGCCGCGATCGAACGCGACAGTGTGTTGAGTACCAGCGCAAAATAAGACTGCTCGTACCGCTCCGGAGGAGACGGAAGCGTTGACTGTGGCGCGGGGTACGTTGTCACCTGCGCCCTCCTGCCGGGACTAGGTCAAGGCGCATCTCGCCGACGCTCCAATTACTGTCCTGCGTTGCCGCCAGCTTGATGCGGAAGTCTCGGCCCGTGACACGCGTGTCGGTGTAGCCGTCAGACCGCGGCGCGTAGGGACCGCTCGTCGTCTCGGCGCCCTCCGGCGTGAACGTCGAGAAAAACGTCAGCGTCGTCGAGTTGTAGCCGTAGCCGCTGTCCGTCAGAGCCTGGCGGATGAACGTCATGCCGTTACCTTGCTGCAGGTTCAGAGCGCCGCTCTCGGCCCATCTGTGGCCGACCAAAGACGTTCCTGCCGCTGTCCATCCGTCTTCGTGAAAATAGATGTCGCCGGCTTCGTCGCCCCATACGGGGAAGTCAAACACGCCAGCGCCGCAGCCTGCGGTGCGCGTCATCTCGCCGATCGTCCACCAGTTCTCGGCGTAGTTGAACGCGACGTAGCGGTTCGGCACTGCGCTGCCGACTTCCGGATACCAGAACCACACTTCGGGGAAGACGTTGTTTTCGGATCCGTTCGTGTAGATGATGCCGGCAGACGGGTCGATGTTCTCAAACACATAGGAGCCGACTTCGCACGGCAGCGGTTTTACATAGCCGCCGTCGTAAATCCAGAAGCCTTCGCGGCCCATCCAGATGCAGCGACCGGCAAACGTCGCAAACGACCGCGGCGCGATCAGCCCGCAGCCGTAGCCGATCCGCTCGATGCCGTAGACGTAAGGCAGGCCGGCGTACCGCATCAGCCAGGCTTCGTCGTCCGTCCAAATCAGCACGCCTTCGCGCACGGGCGCGACCATAACGATCTCGCTCTCGGTCTCAAGGTCGAGAAAGCCTGCCGTGTTTGTTGCGTCTGCAAAGTTCCAGTTGTTGTAGTCCTCGCGGTTTGACCAGGCGATGCGACGGCTGTTTCCGCCGCAACCGAACAGCACAGCGTGCCGCTCTTGCGTCACGATCACGCCACGATTGCCTGACGGGACGTTGGCAGAGGTAACAGACCCGCCACTACCCGTCGTATTCGTTCCGCTGTTGCCAAACGTAAACGTCGTATCAGACGGGACAGACGCAATCGTCCAGGTCGCGTTAAACGCCGCAACAGAATTGCCGGCGATCGTCACAACGTCGCCTGTTTGCAGGCCGTGGTGAAAGTCTGTTGTGACAGTGACGATGTTAGAAACACGCGCCGCTGTCACGATGTCCGAATATCCGACAATATGCGCCTTCTGTTCGCCGACACCCCAATGCAAGAGGCGCCCGTCGCTTGATGCAACGGCGAGGATGTCTTCGCCCCAGTTGTCGATCGTCCAGGTGAACTCACGCGTGAAGAACGCCGAGAACGGGCGCCGATCGGCTTCCGTCAGCTCCGCTGTTCCGCCCGACGACGATGCATTAGATGCCGTCTGAGAGAACGTAAACGTGGTCGACGACGGCACGCTGGCGACTGCAAACGTGCCATTGAACGAGTTGTCTGTGACGCCCGAGATGACAACATCAACACCGACGATGAAACTGTGCGGCGTCGATGTGGTGATTGTTACTACATTCGACGAACGCACGGCAGTCGAGATCGACACCGTGCCAATGTCGAGACCGTAGAGCAGGTCGCTGTAATCGTAGGCGCCATACGGGCCGACGAGAGAACTGTCTGGCGCGACGTAGTTGTCTGGCGTGATGTCGGTAAACGTGCTGCCGTTCAGCACATAAAGCTTCGTCTCGCAGCCGATCGCCGCGTATGCGCTGTTGTCGTTGTCTGCCCACGACGTGATCGTGCGCGCGGGGCTATCAAGAGGAGACGACGTAATACGCTGCCAGCCGCCGATCGGCTGCAGCTTCGATGCCTGCCAGCGGATGAGGTTGGCGTCCCAATAGCGGCCCTTGGCCTGCAACGCCGTGGCAGGCTTAACAACACCGGGAGGGAGGCTGATCGGGGCAAGCGGCATCACACAACCTCTGTTCTCGCAAGAGCAACGCCCTGATCTTCTACCTCAGCAACGCGCCGGCTCCAACCCTTACCGAACGTCTGGAACGTCGACAGGCTCTGCAGGAAGGCCAGCCGCTCATGCTGGTAGGTGATGACGAACGTCTCGGCGTCGTATGTGTCGCAGTAAGCTTTAATCCTCGCCATCGTGTGGGAACCCATCACGCCATCCTGCTTTGTGCCGGTAATCCTTTGAGCCGTGCGGATTGCTCGAGACGGGCCGGAGTTGACGGCAAAGTCGTAGATGACGAAGTCGACGCCGGACGGCAACTCGTCGCCGGCGACCCTGTCCCAATAGTTCTTCTTGTAGAGCGGCTTCACCTTCTCCGGCGTCAGCGCACGCATCTCGGCTTCGGTCGCACGGCGTCCCGTGTAGTCGTCCCACACGCGCTTCGTGACGCCGAGGTTTGTCATGCCGCCAGGATCCTTCGGGTGGTTCACAAACCCGCCCTCATGCTTCAGCGTGGCCTTGAATGCGGCGCCCCAATTCTCTTTCACCGCGCGACGCCCTTAACCTTCTCGTAGGTTCGCAGACCTCCGAGACCTAACATGCCAAGTGTTAGACCCATCAAGGCGTCGACGTTGAATGACGGCAGCGGGATCGGATTGCCGGCCATTGTCGACAGCCAGGTAATCATCGGGCCGATCACATAAATGAACGCAAACGCAAAGGCGCACGTCCAGCCGAGAGCTGGGCGCCAGCCGGCGACGAAAATGCTTGCGTGCTTGGCCTCTTCGGCGTTGACGTCTGTCTGCGTCTTATCCCACGCCTGCAGGCTTTCGCGCAGCTCCTTCTCGGCGTTAGCTTTAGCCTGCGGATCAGGGACAAACTTGTCGATGACCTTTAGGCCGGCAGCAACCGCTTCCCCAATCCCGAATGTCATTTGTCTTGTTTCCCGTCGAGCTTGTCGAAGATCTTTCCGACCATGTCTTCAATGCGGCGCATCGCCTCGAGGAAGTCATCCCGCCGCACATAGTGCCGCGGAAGATCTCGCTCAAGGCTTCTTACATCTTCACGGAGCGCCGCGACGGCGTCCCACAGTTGACGCGCGAACCAGCCTAGAGCGGCAAGGACCGCCCCGACTGTGAAGTTGAGGACATGCTGCAGATCCATCGCCGTTGCTCCATACGCAACCCGTTATGCCTGCGGCGCAACCGGCCAAGTAATGTTAAACGGATCGGGCTGGTTCGTGACATCACGGAGCTGCTGGCGGTATGTGACCCATTCCGCCTTCTGCTCTGCGGTGAGCGGAACGTCGGGGAGCTGCGTCCAATCGCATGCCTGCAGCTTGCTGTCGCGTTCATTGCGAACGGACTGCCACTGCTGGTCTGTGAGCTGCTGGATTTGCTCCGGCGTCATGTCTTCCGCCGTGTAGACCCAAAACCATTGACCGTTAATCTGCGTCGGGCCGCTGCGAACGGCGTACTGGAAACGCGTCAGCGGCGGTTGCGGGCCTTCGAGGATTGGATCGACGCCAAGATCGTTGAGATCCTGCAGCGACGGAGGCTGCGGGATCGACACATTCGGAAACGCATGGACGAGATCGGAGATGACTTCGCCAGAGGCGCGGACACGATAATCAGGCATTGCTTGGCCTCCTTACGCGATGGCTAGAAAGATGTATGTGCCGCCGTTAGCGTTGAGTGCTGCAGGGGCCGTGCTGCTGAGTTCAAATCCAGCCGAGTACGCGTCGACGTAGTCGGTGTTTGTGACTTCAGCTGCTGTGGAGTTCAAGAGCAGGTAAGGATCGTTGCCAGCGATGATGCCGCGGGCGCTGTCCCAAACGTACCAATCTCCGGTGCTGTCCGTGCGCTTAATCAAGACGAACCGCGCACCGTTGGTGAAGCCGCAGTTAATCTGAAGCGTTGTGCCTGTTCCTGTGTAGCTCCCAACCTTTGACACGCCGGGGCAAGATGCGAAGAGGTATGCAACGTAAGTTGCGCCTGACGCATTGACAGCCAGTCCAGCCCCTAAAGAAAAAACAGTACTTGTTGGAGATGTGCTATTCCAATAAGTCGTACTTGTAGAATTTTTTGATGATGTATCGTTAAGGTTTAAATAAAACGCCGTTCCTAACCCGGCCTCATAAACACTCCAGTTTCGCGTTCCATCACTTCTGGACTTAACAATCATCAACTCAGGATTCACCCCAAGATTATGGCTTACAGTGCGGGCTGATCCTGTCCCCGTGTAGCAGACCACATCGAAGAAGACGGGGGCGCGGCGAAACAGGTAATTAACGTAAGAATTAATTGATGTACCGTTTGTGAGGTTGTTAGTGTTTGCAGCTCCGCCAGCCAATCTAACGCCTGTCATAGTGGCCCACGCGGTCGTATTTACCACGTTAGTAATCGTTGTATTCTCTGCCGCTTGACCAGTCGTCAGCAAATACGGAGTTCCCCGAAGCCTGTCGACTGCGATAGTAGAAGTGGTTGTAGATGTCACATTTTTAATCAGAGCCATATCCGTCAGCACGGAAGACCCTACCACTGTCGGATCAGTAGCATTCCCAAGCCTAGATACAACTTCAAACACCTTTGTCGCGTCAGTTGGCACGCGCATAGGGCCACTGCGAATTGCCATGTAGATGTAAGTTGCGCCGCTTGTATTGACGGAAGTTGATACTGTGTTGACTTGAAAACCTGTTGGTGTGGGCGTTATCGAAATACCAGGTGCAACACCGTCTGCGTTGGTTAGATTAGGGTAAAGGAGAGTAGAACCCTGATCTACCGTCATGCCGCGCATAACATCAACGATATGCCAATTTAGCGCGTTTGAAGAAGATTTGATAAGAACGTATTGAGGCTGCCAGCCTAACGAAATGATAGGCCCTGTCGCTGATCCATTTCCAGTGTAAGACCCACACTGCACGATGCCATCAGCGGTTGTATCGTGAGCAAAGAGGTAGGCTACATATGTAGCGCCATTTACATTGAAACCTTCTGGAGGTCTGAAACTTGTAGCAGTCATGTGCGCGCTAAGCGTTAAACTAGCCGCACTCGCCGCTGTAGTGTTGAAGTACATATTGTATGTGACGGTCGTATCGTTTAGTCGGCACCACGTCCCCCAGTTGGACGTCGTACTTGTACACTTGACAATCACCATCCCCGGGACTGTCCCAAGGCTGTGATTTACCCAGCGGTTGTACAGGGTAGCTCCGTCTCCCGTGTAAGTCACAATATCGAGGAATTTCGGCGCTTCTCTAAAGGTCCATGATGCATAGGTAACGCCTGACTTATTTAAATATTGCTGATCCCCGCTTGTTCCTGTGCCTGTGTCAAAGCCTGTTGCCTGAAATCTAATAAACAAATTACTCCAGCCGACTTCATTTGGCGCGGTGTTATTAGTTGAAACTGAAACGGTGTTTCCACGCACCGTGTCAAACAGTAAATGTTTGTCATAACCAGCGGTTGCAGTTCCCGCTCTCGATTTTATCCAAACCAAACCGCCTTTTGTGGATAGGTCAATTCCGTTAGAAATTGTCTGAGGCGCGCTTGTTCCTGAATAAAGGTGGGTGCTGAACACGTCTTCAACGTACAGCTTTTCGTCACCAGCCGGATTAGCGAGGAGTAGATTATTCTGCATAAGCCCTCCTCACTTACTGTCTTTCATAAGCAGAACACCACGCCATGTGGTTCCGCCATCGTCTGTGATAAAGCCCAGTACATCGACACCAGCAGCGGTGAGCGTTGGTGCTGTGCCAGCGGGCCATTTCACGGCAGCGGGCCACGTTTGCGTGCCGGTGCCGCCGTTGGTTAGCTCAAGGATCACTGTGAATGCTTTGGCGGATGGTACGTTCGTGAACGTCCATGTCAGCGCGCCGGATGCCGTCTTGGTGAAGAAGTTGCCAGCCGAGCAATCAATGGCGCTGGCTGAGACTGCTACAATCGCCTGCGAGACTTGCGTGAGTGTGCCGCCCGTGAGCGCGAGGTATGTTGAGACTGCACTTGATGTCGTCAGATACGACGACATTCCAGATTGCGTTTGATACGTTGATGCGGCGGATGTAGTCGTCAAATACGACGACATGCCGGAGATTGGCTGGTAGGTAGTCGCGGCGTCTGCGGCAGTGAGGTAGCCGGTGAAATTCACCTCAATCTGCGTTGCCGACAAGACTAGGCCGGAGCCTACGGTAATCTCCTGCACCGCGCCCGTCGAAGCAGACGTGCGACCTAGCAGCTTATTCGTCGACATCGTCAACCCAGACGAGCCGACCGCGCCAGCGACCGCAGCCGCGTCTGCCGTGTCGCGGAGGTTTGTAAAGTTGGCGTCAGCCTCAGCGTAGGTAAGCGCGCTACCTTTTACGTTTCTTAGAGTGAGAGACGTCGCCATTTAGCTTCGCCTCAATCCAAGCGGATTTTGAGGTTGCCCGCGTTTATGCGCAGAATGTCGCCACTCGCGACCGTTTTAGGAAGCGCCGTTACATAATCAGCGGGGTCGAGCAGCTGCGCGTAGGTAATCATGTTACCGGCGGTCGAAGCATCAAAAATACCAACATAGGTAATCGTGCCCCAGCTGGCGGTTGCCAAGGGAAATTCGATGCTTGCCGTGTTTGAGGCCTCGGTCGGCGCAGTGCCAGAGACGGTGAACGCAGCCGACTGGCGGGCGTAGGAGCCGCCCGAGACTTCGGTGCCTCCGCCGGTCTCACCGGGCGCCGCCGTGAATAGGCCAACATACCAGTTCGTAGGGCGTGTCGCAGAATTCGATGTCAGCAGCCACTTGAGGACGAGGTCCTCCGCATAATTTGTAAGGCTCAACCGAATGTCCTCCGTTTAGCAACCAGCGGAGAGCCGCTGTATGCGCTGACAGACGCCTCCGTGTTGAGGCTCTGAATAGTTTTATCGACAGCAGTCGCCCATAATTGAACGCGCTCGTCGTTGTCGAGATAAGGCGCGGCTTGAAGTAGGGCGCCATAGAGATAAAGATCGGGCGCTTTTTGAAGTAGCCAGTTAGTGCTCGCCGTCGCCAGCGCGGGGACGCGCTGGTAGTACGCCATCTCGATCTCGATGTCGGAGGAAGGCGTAGGCAGGAGCTCAATCGTGCGTCCGACGATGCCGTAATACCGGGTGGGCAGTTGAAGGCTATTCTGCCGGAGGCCGTCAGCTTCATCCATTGTCACGAAACGAAGACGCAAAGGCCGTCCGTCCGCTCCATTGACTTGCAGGTTCTTGGCTTCGATCCAGTCGGTCGGCAGCGCAACATATTGCTTGTCGCTAAGTGCTGTTTTTCGCGTGATCATCTCAAGCGTGCGAAGATCACGATTGAAGCCCGCCTCAGCGAGCGTAATGAAGTCGGGGATCGCTGCAACCAGATCGCCACGGTTCAACCAGTCGGCTACGGATGTTTGAAGCGCGGCGTATGAGTTGAGCGCCATCAGACCCTACCTTCCCACACGCGGAAATCCTTGTTCTGCGGATCGTTGAGCCACTGCCGCCACTTGGCGTCGTCATGATACCAACCCTCACGCATCGCTTGTTCGACGACTGTCACCGGGATACGCGCAACATGCTTGAGATCGCCGCGCTCTTTGTGGTCGTCGCGCAGCACCTTCACACTATCGAGGATAGGTTCGAGGTCTTCGACCGTCTCAATGTGGAACGTGCCGTCAAATTCCTGGTCCTCTTGATGGAGGACGCGGGCGACAGTGCCGGTGTGATCGTAGATAACCTTTTGCGTCATGTCGTCGCCTTGTAAGAGAGGGGGCGGCGAACCGCCCCCTCATTTAGATCACTGCACGTCCGCGATTTTTGCGTGAGCAGCTTCGTTCTTCATTTCCACGCCCCACTCGGCGAGGATCATTTTCGTTTCGGCGTCGCCGACCGTCGCGAGATCCTTCGAGGTGAAGTTGCGGAAGAACGCGAGAGCGGCGTACTCGGGATCGAGCAGCATCACGGTGCGGTTGCGGACCCAGCGCGACGGCTGAATACGGATGTCACCGAAATCGCTCTTGTAGACGTCGACCGAGTTGATCACTTCAGCCTTCGAGATCGGAATCTGCGAGCCAGTGCGGCCCGTGAATGCCGAAATCTTGCGCTTGAGCGGCGGAGCAACGATGGCAACCTTCGGCTCTGCGCCAGCGGTGTAAGCCTGCTCAAGAGCGTCGTTGAACATCGCTTCCGTGAGGTTGCGGCGGGTGCCGTCCGTCACAGTTGCCGTCGCAGAAGCCGGGTTGGCGCCGCCAGAACCGTAGGACACGTTGGTCGTGATCCAATGCTCGATAGCGCGGGTCTTGCGAGCCGTGCCACCAGCAGTGTCGTTGCCGTCGTTGCGGGCCTGCGCGCCCGACAGGATTTTTTCCATGTCGCGCTTGAGGGCTTTCGAAACGAGGGCCATCTGATGAGCAAGTTCCGACTTCTTGCCCGCAGCGTCAGCAGCTTCCTGCGAACCAGTGACAGTCGCGTCGCGCGAGCTGATCTGGGTCGTGTTGGAAACGCGGACCGTGGGCGTGGAAGCCGAACGCGACAATTCGAATCCTTCTTCCCGAGCATTCCCATCGTCCACTGCGGGCAACGATTCGGTCTGCCAGTCAAAGATGCGACCCGAGACGTTGCGACGACCGATTGCGTTCATAATCGGCGTGTCAAACGGGTCGATGTTGTAGATCACATTTGCAAGCTGCTCGCGGTTAGCCTGAGCAGCGTAGGTTGTGAATGCGTTAGATACTTAGAT